CCGCCGGGTCGAGCATGTACAGGGTTGAATACTCGACACTCACCACGAGGATGCCGCGCGGACCGCTTCGCCACGAATGACTGCGGCATCGGAGGTACTGCTCCCACGTCGCGCCAGCCGGAACGGTGCCGAAGTAGTAGCCGTTCATCTCGGGGATGTGGCCACCCTCCTGCACGATGGCGTCCCACTCCTGATCCGGCGTGATCGGCGTGTCATCGTTTTTCTTGATCGTGATTTCCTCCGTGATGGTGGAGGGCTGACCAAGTTCCGCGACTCGTGCCGTGTAGCCGGTCTTGTAGGAGGTGTATACCGCTCCGACGTTCATAGGTACTCCTTGATCAGCTTCAGCGTGCCCAGAATCGGCACCAGAACGTCGATAGCGTTCATGCCGTTCGCCTGCCGGGCCTTCGCCATCTCGGTCTGCAGCCTAGCGGCTTCCGATTCGGACATCGTGCCCGTCAGCTGCTCCTGCAGCGAGGCTTCCTTGAAGCTGCCGCCGCCCGCGAGGGTGCCGACGAACGCGCCGATGCCCTTCCAACCCTCGGAGATGATGGCGGCCTCGCGGTCGAGGAATGAAGTGGCCCCGCCGCGCGAGGCGCCCACCATGAAATTGCCCGTGAGGCTCGTCTGATCGCTGGTCAGCGTCTTCGCCTTCTGTTCGAGGTTCGCGTACTGCTGCAGCAGTGCGCTGTTCGCCGCGTACGTCTGCTGCCCGGTCTCGTTGAACTTCATCAACGCCTGGGACGCGCCTTGGCTGGCCGTGGCCATGCTCGACAGGTACATCTGGGACAGCTTCAGTGGAGCGGAAAGGCCCAGTGCGCCAGCGCCGACCACTGCCGCGCCCGCGCCCATGCCGCCACCTAGCTGCGTGAAACCGCCCAGCATCGACGCGCCTTGGCCTAGGCCCAGACCGCCCAGGGCGGGAGTGATAGCGCCTCGGATCTTCGAGATCCGCTGCGCGCTGTCGGCAACGGTCTTCTCCACGCCCTTCATCGCCGGTGCGACTTGGCTCGTGTTGACCGTGATCGGGATCTTGAGTGGTGTGATCGCTGTCATGCGGCCCTCGCTGCCTCGCGCAGCCCTTCTTCGATCCCGCGCACCACGAGGTTCGGCGCGATCCGCTTCCCGTGCTGCCAGCCCTTCCAGATGTAGTGCCGGGCGTACTGCGACTGGAACACGCCCTTATATCCGCGCAAGCCCTTCTTCCAGCCGCGCCCGCCGCCGCCTCGCGCAGTGCTCTTCGAGACAGCGCGCTTGCGTTCACGAGTGGCCTGCACGATCACCTTGCCGTTGAGCGTTCGCTTGTACTTGATGATGCGCGGGCGTCCGGCGTCGATCTCGTTGTTCCGCAGAACCTGCTGCACGCGCTCGGTGTTTCCGCTCTTGCCCTTGGGCCACGCGTGCCAGCCGACTTCCATGAAGTGGGCCTTCCAGCCGACGTACGCGCTGTATCGCCCCGGGCGCTCGGCCTTCTGGCCCTTGCGGATACGGTCGGTCTTGACACCGACGCCAGCCCATATGGCGCGCTTGTACACCTTCACCTTCATGGTGATCTGCTTTTTGGTGCGCTCGGCGCGCTTCCAAGCCGCGGCCTTCGTCACGCGGCGAACCTGCTTACCCCATTCGCGGAGCGCGGTCTTGGCGACCTTGTCGCGGACCTTCTTGTCCACGGATTCGAGCTGGCGCGTGAGTTTGGCCAACGATGCCCTGTCCACCGTTGCCGTGATGTAGCCCGACCCCTTGCCCGTCGCCCTTCCGGGCGTTGATCCTGCGGCGGATGCCTTCCCAATCCGGGATATCAAGTTCAACATTTATGACCGCCACGGAAAGGGAGTCGAGATCGGTGCTCGAATGATTCAGGGCGCAACGCAGCACCGTGCGCTGGCCCTCCGTTAGTCCCGTCCTTCTCCGTACAGGGCTTCGATCTGCTGTCCGGCGCGCATGACCACGGACGCATCCGCAGCCAACGCCGCTTCGAGCGTGTCGAACACGGGGTTTCCCGCTTCGTCCAGCAGATGCCGCCAGCAGAACCACGCCAGCATCTGCTGTGGTGTCTTCTCCGCGAACTGCAGCGCTTCCAGCAGGTCGAGCGCGCTCGGTCGCCGCAGCGCCACGGGCGCGCCGTCCACGACACTGGGTACGTTCCGCAGCTTGATGATGTCTCGTATGTTGCTCATGTAACCGTCATTCCCGTGGCCATCTGCACCGTGATGTTCGCGCGGATCAGGTCGCCGTTCCTTGCCGTGATCTCGTAGCCCGTCACGACGCACTTGCCTTCGTAGGTGCGAACGGTCGGCGCTGGCGGGTAGGACAACACGAAACGGATCTCCGTTTCCGTTGCCGTGATGACGTCATTCTCGAACTTCGTATGGGTGCTAACCGACACATCCCAGTAGCACTCGAACTGCACCGTGGTGCGCGACACCCCGCGCAGGTACTGCGCGTCGTTGTTGTCCCACTCCGTCACTTCCTGCGCGCCGCGCTGCACGGAGATCGTTGCCGTGCCGACCTCCGAGACCGCGGTCCACGTGGACCCGATCTTGACGGCGAGGGAAGCGATCTTGGCGTTGGCGGCCATTTAGGTATTCGCAATGGTGACGGGCTTGGAGGAGGAGCCGGACGCGCTGGTGAACTGGATGGTGACATTGGCGCGGACGAGGCTGCCCGCCTGCGCCGTCACCTCGTAGCCAGTGCAGAACCCGTTTCCGGTGAATGTCTCGCCAGTCTCAAGCGTGATCACCACAGCGGCAGCCGCCGATGCATCGTTCAGCTGATCCGCCATCGCCTTGTGCCCCGCGTTGTCGAGGTCGTGGAAGATCTCAAGGCTTGCGGTAGCGCCGCCCACTCCCGCTAGGAAACGCTGCGCGGCATCACCGATGCTGGTCAGCTCGAGCGCGGGGCGCTGCAGCGAAACGGTCGCGGTTCCGGTGTCGGCCACCACATTGCCTGCGAAAGAGAAGCTTGATAGAGCGGAATTGATCGCCATGGGGATTCCTAGTAGTAGATCGTGAAATAGCAGACCAACTGCGCGGGCTCGGCCTCGTCGCCGTCAGCCACGCTCGGGGGCTCGACCTGCCGCCCGGAGAAATCGACCGCGAGGAACGGAATGGTGTCGAACGTTCCAACCCGAACGGCGGTCTGAATGTCATCCTCGAACGCCAGCGCCGCGGTGGTGGTGTCCGCGATGACGCGAAGCTCCACGTTCGCCATGCGCAGCGGGCTTGCGCCGATCGTGATGTATTCGGTTCGCTCGACCTCGAAGGTGATCGCGGGTAGCGCGGTTTCCTGCAGACGGAAGCCGTGGGTGATCCGCGCGTCCGGCAGCGCGGCGATATCGCCGCCCGTCTGGCTTGTGAGCATGGCACGCACTGCGGTTTCGATGGATGCCATCACGTCACCTCCGTGCAGTCGATGACGGCGACTCGGCCCGCCTCGTCGAGATCGCGGATGCCGTTGATCTTGAGCGTGCGCCCGCGCACCTGCAGCCGATCAAGTTCCGTGAGGCTGACGCGCGCGATGTTCGGCCACCGCGTTCGGATCTCGACATTCTTGACGATGGCCACGCCATCGGCGTACTGCTGCTCGGTTGCCGCGTCGGTGCGCATGTCGCAGCGGAACGTGCCCGATGCAGTGAACGTGCCGGAACGCATGCCCAGCGCATCGGTCGCGCCGTCCGGCGTCAACCGCGTTGCCACGTGCATGAGTCGGCCACCGCTGATCATTCAGCGAATCCTCGAATTGGTGGACCAGTGGTCGAGGATGAACTCAACGGACAGCGGGACCGTTGCCAGCGCGATGGGCTGGATCGCCTCGGGGTTGTTGTAGTACGCGCCCACGAGCGAAATGACGCAGTGCACCAGTGGATCGGGGATACTGCTGTATCCCGCCGTGTAGGTCACGGTGATGGCTGTTCCCTCGTAGATGCCGGGCTCTTCGAGGAAACGGATCACGGGCATCGGGCCATCGGTTTGGTCGATCCAGTAGTCACCGCTCGACATCGTGGTCTGCACGTTCGAGCTGTTCTGGTACCTCACGTGTGTGATGCCGTTGAACGGAAAGGCTGGGATGAGCGTGGTCTTCCACTCCGCGAGATACAGCGTCTCGGTGCCGGGCTGCAGTTTGAGCTGCGTGCGGCGCTCCACGACCGATTGGGCGACTTCACGAAGGCGGATCAGGTCCGCATCGTCATCGTCATAGTCGATCTTCAGGGCCGACTTGATGGTGGAAAGTGGTACTGACATGGGAAAAGCCCCGCACCCCCTTTCGGGGGCGGGGACCAAGGAGATGGGGGATCAACCGCGGATGTACGCGAAGGCTTCCGGAAGCATGACCTTGCTGTCGGTCCGCGTGTACAGGATGAGGTTCGTCTGGTGCGTGGCCGCGTTCGAGTACGGGTCGAGCATCGACGTGATCCCAGTGCGGTCGAAGATCTCGAAGTAGTTGAAGTCACCGACGACGGCGTAGACGGCGTTGTCCGCAGTCGTGGTCGGCATGTACTGCCCGACGCTGTACGGGATTCCCGCGATGGTCGCGGGCATGCCACCCACGAGCGCGTTGACGGTCGCCGTGCCCGGAGTCCAGATGTACTCCAGCTGGCCGCTGGTGGTCACGGTGTTCTTGATCTTGCGGACAGTGCGGAGGAAGGTGTCACTGATCAGCCAGCGGTAGCGCGGGCTGTTCCGGTAGACGGGCTTCACGGTGTAGGCCGCGTCAATGAGGTTGTCCGCGGTCACGGAGGTGAGCGCCACGCCAGCGCCCAGGTCGACACCCTGCGCGACTCCGGCGGTGATGCCCTGCGGCTGGCTGCTGCCGGTGCCGATGGTGTAGGCCGACTCCTGCGCCAGCGCGATGGAGAGCGCGCACTTCTGCGCGACGTAGTCGAGCGCGCTTCCGGGGCCACCGTTGCCGATGGCGTCCTCGATGAACTCCTGCGACATCAGGACGCGGGTGGCGTACTTGTAGGGCACGACGGAGATCGCGGCGCTGAACGTCGGATCACTCGCAGTGATGGTCGAGGCTTCACCGATGAGCGCGGTGGTCGGCAGCGCGTTCTCGACGGGGATGGTCCGCTTCGAGTCGATCTGCGTGACCACGGAGATCTGACGCAGCACGTTCGCATCCTGCAGCTTCTGCACGATGCGGCGTTCCATGTCGGTCGGGATTCCGGCGTTGGTGCTGCCGAGCGTCAGCGCGCGAATCTCGTTCTGGTTGCCCGTCACGACGGCCTTCAGCCAGCGCGCCGCGTAGGCCGCGCTATCGGGGTCGTTGGCATCGCCGCGCGCGATGGTGGCGCGAGACTCAAGGGTCGGCTGCGACTCCAACTTCGCAAGGCGCTCCTCGGTGGCCTTGAGCTGCGCGCGCAGTTCGATGGCGGTGAGGTCGGCGTCCATGCGCGCGAAGAGCTGCTTGTCCTCGCCGCTGCCCTTGAAATCGACATGCTGGCCCGTTCGCCCGGTGCGCGCCTCGTAGGCGGCGAGGCTGTTGCGGTACTGGTGCGTCAGACGCTGCATCTCGTGCAGCTCGTTGTTCTCATCCATGGTCTGCCATCCTTCTGAAATGAAGTGCGAGCCGCAGATTCGCGGCATCGGAGTAGGCCGCGGACACACTCCGCAGGCTCGAACTGGTCTGGGGGTAGGCCGCGTCGGTCACGGCGCTGATCTCGACAAGCTGCGCGCGCTTCACGAGGCGCTGCGTCCTGTCCTTGTTCCAGGAGTCCTCGACCACGAAGAAGCCGAAGGACATCTCGCCGGACAGATCGCCGCGTTCGAGTGCCACGCGCAGCTCCTCGCCGCGCACGGTGTCGGGCAGGTCCGCGGTGAACGCGAGGCCGTTGCGGTCCGACTTCAGCGTGAGGGTTCCGGCGCGGGTCCGTGCAAGCGGGATCTCGTCGGTGCGGTGATTCACGAACAGCTTCACGTCGCCGCCGCTGCCGATGGTCTCGTTGAACGCGCCCGGCGCGATTCGCTCGGTGAACCTGCGCCCGTTCTCCACGATCTCGCGCGAGTCCTGCCCGTAGACGGCGGCATAGCCCGCGAGTGTGCGGCCCGTCACCTGCTGCTCGGTGGCTTCGATGGAACGCCTAGAAATCATTGGGGCTTCCCTCCTCTTCGCTGGTGTCGCTCCCAAGGTTGGACGTTCCGCCGCCCGTGCCCATGTTGAGGGCCACGATGGGATCGTCCAGACCTTCGAGCGGTTCCATGTCGAGCATGCCGCGCGCCTCGTTTCGCGTGATGAACCCACCTTCGACGCCGGTGCGCAGCGCGGCCATCTGCTCGGCGATGCCGGGCTTCACGAGCGCGTCGGTGTCGAAGGCGACGCTGTCGAACGGCGTGGCCAACTTCGTGACGATTTCGGAGCGCCAGACCTGCAGCCACGCCTGCAGGCACGAATCGACGTACATGCGCGAAAGCCATTCGAGCGTGCCGTACGTCGGTCCAACGGCTTCGGACAGGTACGAGGATGGGACGCCGAACAGGCGCGAAACGTCGCCAACGCTGTATCTGCGCGCGGCCTCTAGGCCCGCGTCATCAAGGGTCGAGGAGATGCGTTCG